GATTCTCCTATATCTGTTAATGATATAGTAATGTTTTCTGTGGCTACTCCAGTTAGCTTTGCTGTTAAATCAATAGCTTTACTAAAATCTTTATAGGTATTATCATTCCATAATCTAAGAAGTGTAGCTGCTGCTGCATTTTCTATTGTTAGTAATAAGTTACCATTATCTATATTAAATTGTGTAATCTGCATATGTACTTAATTAAAGAGGGGATTACTCCCCTCTATAAGTTAAAAAATTATTGATATTATGCTAAGTCCGCTATGGTCTTACCTGTTACAACCTCAAGGTCATTAATCAACGCATTAACTGCTGTAAAAACAGTTCCTGCTCCTGCACCATCTTGATCTTCATTAGCTACTGCTATTTGAAGCACTCTATACTGTCTTTCAACATTTGTATATTTACGTGCTTGATAATAAGCAATATTAATCATATGATAAGTTTTACCTGGTTGTGCAAAATAAGGTGTATCAAAGTTATTAGGATATCCCATCATGCGATATCTATCTCCTTCTTCACCAGATCTACACCATTCAAGGTTAGCAACTTGGTTACCTGATCCAGTTCCTACATTACCAGCTTGTGTTACAACAATGCTTAGATCGTCATAACGAGTTGCTGATACAGTGTTATCACCACCGTTATCACGAACTGCTAATTGTAAGTCAAACTCTACTGGTCTACCATCTTTTTTACCTAATACAAAATCTCTAGTACCTGCTTCAACAGATAAAATACCTGCTCCAGTTGTTATAGTAAAGCTTGAATTAGCTTCTCTAGATAAAGATTTATCTAGGCTACTTTTTAAACCTGCTAATACATCTGCGAATGTCAATGCTGATGCATCTTCAGGTGTTACATAAAAACCATTGATAAATCTAAAATTTTCAGGTGATAATGTACCACCATCATTCATAAGACGAATCATTACTTCATAAGTAACATTTCCTCTAACTGTTCCTGTAAAACCAGAAGCTGTAAGGATTCTATTTACAGGCGCTTCATATGCAACCGCTGTGATATGCTCAATAGTATCTGGGTCAATCATTTCACTAAACTTAAATCCACCAGGGATATTGTTAGCTTTTTGAAAAACTTTAAAAGGTCCAGCAACTAATGTAGTTGAATCTTTTGATACTAATTGTAGAGATTTATCTCCAGCATCACTAAAGTTGCTGAAATCAGGATCGCCATTGTATGTTTCACCAATAAGAAGGTGACCTACTTGATTTACTCCTATTACACTCATTTTAATTTAATTTTAAATTATTATTCTTTTCTTTTATATAAATCTACAAAATTTCCAAGTGAATCGTATTTATAAGATAATTTAGATAATTCTACAGCCAGTCTGACAATTTCAGAATGAATTTCTTTATTTAATTCTGACGTCTGTTCTAATGATTGACCATCAATACTTAAACCTGATGGTAAATTAGAAATTATAATTGGTTTTGGATACCTTAAATACCTCATTTGATACTCAAAGATTGAAAATTTAGATATTAATTCAACAATGTTCGTACCAGGTTCACTTGAATTGTAATCTAATCTCCAAACTTTTTTATCATTTGGTCTTTTAAATGGATTCTTTATTTGAGTATTATACTCATCATGTGTTTTTGGTATTACTCCTACAGTCTTATAAACTATATTTTTTTGAATTTTACCAATAGAACATGGATCTATTATTTTAGCTGATTCTTGTTTTATTAAAAATACATTGTTTGGTATTTGAAATATTACAGAATTATCAGAAAGTTTATAATTTTGATTAGATAAAGAATTAGTTGTTCTAAAATTAGTTATTAACTCTTTTAAATCAACTCTTCTTTTATCAGAACCTTCAAAACCTTCTAATTTAATATTACTTTTTGGATCATTATAATTTTTAATTAACTCTTCTTGAGCTAATGTTAATAATAAAGATAATTCATAATCATCAAAACCTGGACTAGCCATTGAATTAATATTATTATATAGTAAATTAAAAGATTCTTTAAATTCTAATGTAGTCATTATTATTATTTACTTTTTTTTACTTTTTTTGTTTTTGCTTCAATAATATCTACTATTTCTTGATTTAAAGGATTAGAAAGATATCTAACTGCATTTTCAAATGTTGCAATTTCTCCTTCTACGCAAAGATCTAAACCATCTGCTGTAGAATATCTACGATTTTTTCTAACTATTACTTCAGCATCTTCTGCATTAGATATTAGTAATTTAATTTCATAATTTACATCTCTGAGAAGTGATACAAATTGTTCAGGTTTATTTTCTATGATAGATTCTACTTGTCCTTGTAACCAAAGAATATCTGCTGTTTTAGATATTGCTTTATTTTCTACAAGTTTAACAATACTACGTAATGTTTCTTGTGAATCTTCAATTTTTGAATATAATTTAAATGCTTCTTTTTTAGTTGAAAACTGATTTCTTTTAACTTTACCTTCTTCTCCTTGTTCTATAATTACAAAATTATAATTAAGATCGTTATTAGCATTTTCTAATCCTACTACTATATGTTTAGTATTACTTAAAAGAATTTTATAATCAATATAATCAACTGGATTAGTTAAATCTAAGTAGTTATCTCCTTTTCTTAAAGATACAGTTCTGGTTGCCCAAAAGTCAATATTTTTGTATACAGATAATTCAATACCCATTGTTTTTTCAAGGTATTCTTTTTCATCGCTTGTAAGTACATTTTTAATTGTTTTTTGTCTTGTTAACGGTGTACAATACTTACGTGTTGATCCATTTAACATTCCACCTGATATAACGTGTTTATCATCAACGTTACTTGCCATTCCTGTTTTTCTTCGTATATAACGAACAATTACTTTTTTTTCTGGCAATTTAAAATTTAATTCTTCACTCATGTCTTCTTCTTCTTTATTTTGTTTTTGTAATTAATCAGAAAACTACAGGATTTATCACCCTGTAGTCTGATCAAAATATATATTATCCTAAAATATTAGGTAATAAACTTGCTGTTCTTGATGGGTCTAAAACCAAAGAACCTATTGTACACATTGCAGTAATAGTAGCAGAATCTTCCATTCTACTCATAGTACCACCTCTACGACCCGTAAACGGATCACGTATACCTGCTTGATAACCACGAAGCTCATCTTCTCCTTTAACCATACATTTCTGAATGTTAGGTTCTTGTGTAGATCCTATATAGAAAATGTCATATCTATAAGATTCAGCTACACCACCATTAGGGTGAAGAATTTTGTTACGGATTTTATCGTCATAAAAAGGATCTACGTCAATAGTTACTGTAACACCGTTTGGAGCTTTCCATTCAGTAAACTGAAATCCACCAGATAGTGAATTGTCATGAAGTTTAGAAGTTGTAGACTTAAGAACATTAACGTTAGTATTGTCAAATCCAATGGAAGTCCATCCCATTGCTTCTTTAGTTACTGCTTCATGGAACTGAATAGCTCCACGTTCACCTGTTTTAATTACAAATTTACGTTCACCAAAATCAAGTTTACCTTCAGATAATTCAGATAACATATCAGTAAGTAAACGAAGACTAAACAAATTATAAAAACTTGTGTTAGATACTTCCATTTGCTCACGAATACCTGAACCAGCTTTAATAGTAATACTAGATTTACCAGTGTTTAGATAACGTCCGTTTTCATCACGGTTTGTTTTTCCGAAGAATTGTGTACGTGATTTAATTTTAGCAATTGCTTGCTCAAATTGCCAATACACTTCTTGCATCCAAGTTTTAGATTCATGAATTTTACCAGTTTTACTATCCCGTGTTGGAATAGTAGCTGATACACCCATTGTACCTGTCAACTTTGTATCAATCATTTTACCAGAAACCTTGTGTTCCATACGAATGTATGAAAAAGAGTTTCTCATTGTATAAGGAGTATTGAATTGAATACCAGCACCTTTAATAGATAACTCATCTTCAATCGGAGCTCCTTCAATGCTCCATCTAGTTTGCGGTACAAGTTCAGTACCTGGAATACCAGATAAAGAGCTTTCATCACCAAATACTTCTGCATCATACACAAAACGATTCGTTCCATCAGGACGAGCATCACTTGTTAATATTACACGATAAGTATCTGGATTTTCACCAGCAATTTGCATTACATCTGTAAAGTAAGGCTCAGAGAATACTAATTGGAAAGGCAGTCTACCTGCACCAACACCAATGGTGCTTGCATCTACAATAATTCCTTCAAAAATAGCCTCTACAAGAGGAATATTTCTTTCAGAACTACCTGCTAATTTCCAAATGAAGTCATCATCTGTGTCAAAATACTTTACTGGGAACATGCTCAACATGGAGTCAATGTTTTTCATCCCTGACTGTTGCAAAAGTTGTGTAGTGATCTTAGTTGCCATTTGAGGAGCCTGATGCCAAATAGCACCAAGGTGATTCCTTGTTGTAAGACCAGTAAACGATTTTGCGTGAGTCATTACGAATTTTCCTACGCTCATAATTTAATCTTTTTTTCTTTAATTATTATTTATTTATATTAATCAACAACAATTTCATCACCTTTCAAGTCTATAAAATAGCTATCTGGATCTTGTAAATATGCTGGTGAACCTGGGTCATTTATTTTAGTAGTGGAATTAAAAGCAGCTTCTAAATCTTGAATTGCTTTACTTTGTGTATCTTGTTTAATACTATCAAAGCTTTTAAAACCATTAGTAATAGTAAATAGATAATATAGTTTTTTATCAAAATCAACTGGATTCTCTCTTTGAAATTTCATTAAAGAATTTTCTGGTTGATTGTTTGTAGGATTATCTCCAACAACATCAAACATGTTTTTTTTAATTTTATTCTTTATGTTTTCAGAAACTTCATAACCAGGAATGATTTCTTTAATTGAATCAATTTCTTTTTGAATTTTATTAATATTATCTTCTTTAATTTTTTCTTGATTTTTTAAACCTTCTTGAATTTCAAAATTTTCTTTTTCCATTCTTTGTTGAGTAAACTCTCTAATAGATGCAATAGCTTCTTCAGCATCTTCAAAATCTACATCTAACTCTAAAGATCTTTGAACAAGTTTTGTTGCTTTTTCATCAGAGTAACCTCTGTTTACAAAATCCTGATATATAACTCTTTTTCTAAGTTCTGGATCAGATTCTAAAGCATCATTAGTAACTGTATTTAATTGATCTAATTGTCGTAAATCTTTAGTTACTTTTTCATGAGGTATTCCCTCTCTGATTTGTTTTAAATAATTTTTTTGATTATCATCAAGATCTGAATACTCACTTTTTTCAATCTCTTTCTTAAAAAGTTCTACAAATGAATCTTCGTCTTCAACTTCAAAGTCTTCAGATGAGATTAATGCTTTTTCTTTAAGAAGAGCAGCGAGAGATTTAAATAAATTTGATTTTGAAGAAGACGTATTATCATCTTCACTTTCTTCATCATTATCATCAATCTCATCTTGAAGATCTTGATCCTCGACTACTTTCTCTGGATCAATATCTTGATCCTCATCTTGGTTATTATTATCACCATCAACTGGTGGGTTGTCATTGTCTATATCTTCATCTTCTATAAAAGGATTTATATCTCCTTCTACGTCAATAAACATATCCATACTTAAATCGTTGTCTTCTTCCATTGTGTAAATATATTAATAAATTGTTATAAGTTCCAAACTTCTAATAGTATATCTTCATTATACTGACGTTTGTTTAATAGCGTTTATTTACCTACGCTTTTTTGTTTAGATGCTGTAATTTTTTGTTTTTCAATTTCCATTTTATCTTTATGCATTACCATGTTATTACCTATTTCTGTAAGTTTTATCATGATTTCATCTTTATGTTTTTGTATTTCAAGAGGATCAGTTATATCTTCTATACCATCATTATCAGAATCTCTATCTAACATTTGATGAGTAGATTGTAACAATGCTTTTTTCATATCAACATCAGCTTTTGTATCTATTTCGTATTTTTTAAGATCACGGTCAGCTTGTTTATTTGCACTTTCTTGCTCCATTTGAGCTTGTTGCACTTTGTTTTGTTCTTGAGCTTGTTGTTGACTTCTTTCTTGAGCATCTTCTTCTGCTGATTCAATTCTTCTTCTCATATCAGCAAGTGATGGAGATAAGTATACATCCATTACAGTAGCAAAACTACCACCATTTTGCATAAATGATTGAGATAAGCCTTTAAGTGTTTCTTTAAGTTCTTTAGTTTTAAATGAGCTTGTTATAGCAATACCAAAATCTACTTCAGCAATATCATTAAAATCTAAATTTAATGTTTCTATAGATTGATCATCTAATATATATTGTGCTTTTTTATTAGATCCTTTAAGTGCTATTTTAGCAGTATCAATAAAACATTGCATTACTCTACGTTTAACATCTTCATGTTTCATAAACCACCATTCAGTAATATGACTTGATTGATTTACAGAACGTTCTACACCACCTACAGTTTCTCTGTTTGATATTTGACCTTGTCTTTGTTGAGATATACCCATTATCTCACCCATTTCCATTTTAATATATTCAAGTAAACTAATGTGTTGTTGTATATATCCACCAGTTTCCAAATCAAAATAACCTTTTGATTGTTGCATACTACCAGCAACTTTTCCTGTAGAACTTCCTTTACTGCTTTCTTTAAAACTATCTTTAACTGCAATACCGTTTACTACAGCAAAATGTAACCATTTTTCAATTTCCCAGTTATCCGGAACAGATGCTAAGTCTAATTCTAATATTTTACCATAATTTTTTTGTACTGATTTATTAAGTCTATCCCAAAGGATATCATACATGTATTGGTAATTTTTAGCTCTATCCATCATAGATACAGCGCGACCTTGATTAGTATTATATACTTCACCAATTATACCAGCGTGTGAATAAGAAGGATTATTTATTTTATTATACTGAACCGTTCTGGGTTTCATATTAATATAAATATCTTTACCTAACTTAGTACCTTCCCAGAATTCTTTAACCCATAATACCTTAATTTCTTCACCTGCATTTTCATCAATAATATAGTTTTCATTCATCATCTTATATTGAACGTCACCATTTTCGTCATAAAATTTTACTTTTAATAACTTTTTAAGTGATGCCCAGTATACACGTAATACTCTTACATTACCTTGACTATCTGTATAATTAGGATTAAAACTATGACCATTTATTTCAGCAAGCCCAATGTAGTCATCTATAATGTCTCCATTAACATCTGTATCTCTAATAAATAAATGGTTATTATGATCATCAGTATAATCACCATTTGTATTACTTTGCCCTGAGCTATAATGCATTAGCTCATCAATTTGCTTAGGTTTTAATTCTTCATGATAAGCATCAACAATTCTACCTGGTGACCAATGATCTTCAAGTATAACTAAATCTGAATCTTCTATTCTGGATGAATTACCGTTACGTACAGCATGAACTTTTAATGGATTTAATTTTTCCATTGTTGGCTCATTATTTTCTATATCACATTGATATATTTCTTCTGCAAACAACAACGCATCTTTAAAACCTTCATTAAACTTTTTATCAAAAGATAGTTCTACTGAATAATGATTAAGTAATCTATTTATTAACAGTTCTCTAGAGTCTTGCCATGATCTGACATCTCTACTTAACTGTTTCATTTGTTGTTCTAATTCTTTTTGATCTTTTGATTGCTCAATTAATGAAGCTAAATTTTTTATTAAAAATTGTTTTTTCTTATCTTCTTTTTGAGAAATAGCATTGGGATTAGTAATTATTGCACTGAATTCTGTACGTCTATTTATTTCTTCACCTATAAGTAATTCTATTTTAGGAACTACTATTGGGTGATGAGGTATGTTATCAGGCACATATGATGCATCTAAACCAAAAGGATTTATAACTTTTTGAATATCTCTTCTGTCTACTATACCATTAAACAAGTGTAAGTTACTTACTTTGTTTTGTAAAGTAGATCTAACTATATCATTATGATAAAATGAATAGTTGTCACCATAGTCTACATTTTCCTTTCTCCAATTTTTACTTTTGGATTTATAAGAAAGTCGTTGTCTTGGTATTGATTTAAATGTAAATTTTCCCATATCTGTACAAATTTATAATATTTATTTTAATATACAATGATTATATATCTTTATTTTATAATATTCACTATATAATTAATAGCACTTAAAGATTAAAGTGAATTTTGTTTTTTGTTAGTTTTTTGTTATATGCTGTAAATTTTTTAAAATCATAGTTTTTATTAAAGAATGAATCTTCTGATAAATTAGATACTTTTGGTTTAGTAGAATCTTCTAATGAATATTTAATAGTTTTATATCTATCTTCTACTAATATAAGTAACATACCTAATGCCGAAATCCTATCAAAGTTACCAGTTGGACTAAAAGCAATAAGTTCTCTTATTATACCAGGACTACGTAATAATTGTACTGGTGTAACACCTTCTCTATCATCTAATTCATCATCATCTAACCACATTTCTATTAATTGTAAACCATAGTTGTTTACACCAACTGTTCCAGGTGTACCTTTTCTTGTATTACCTGTTTTACGTATAGTTGTGTTTGCTTCATCTTTTAATGATTCTGGTGTATCTGCTAATCTATTTAATGATTTTTTCTTTTCATAATGCCAGAATAAACCTTTTTTATTATTTTCATAATTATTTAAACCATTATAAAACATAGTAAGTTTTCTTGTTATTTCATAGAAATCTTTTGCGTTACGTCTACCTGTATATTCTGCAACAATACGTTTAGTCCAACCATCCATTACTATAGATGAACCAAGTGAGTTAGTTGTACTTTCATCATCATCATATGTATCAGTACCTATAAAATATCTATTTGGAAATACTTCATCATCATTATTACGTTTTGGCATTTCAAAAAATTCTATTATACCGGGATGTATTGAGTTATCAAGTATAGGATAATTATGTACAACATCTTTTTTATCTTTAGGTGTAAACCTTAATTCACCCTTAGAGTTAAAAGTAAGATCTCCGTACCAATGTTTATCTGCATATTCTTTAGGATTTTGTTGTAAATTTTTCATTTGATTTTTTAAATCAGCAATTGGAAATCTATTACCTGTTTTATTAAGAAACATTTCTGATGGAACTAAAGGATAATTCATCATTTCTAAATCTAATGCAGAGTTAGATTTAGCTTTTTTAGCTTTAGATCTTTCTTCTAACTTATAATCATACGCTTGTGCAAAGTTGGTGTTACCGTTTTTATCTTTAAAACTATTAATACCATATATTGCTGGTACAAACCAACCTATTTTACCTGTTCCTTCCCATACATCTTCAAATTCAAGGAATTGAAATGCTTTTGGATCTCTAAATATAATTTCAGATTCAATAATTTTTTCCATGTTACCACCAGTACCTAAATATACAGAAGAACCAAATTTCCAGTTACCTTCCATTTGACATGCTATGTTGGATCCATGTGCTGTAAGTACATTAGACATAAGACCTACTTCTTCTATAACCATTACACCAGGTCTTGTACCTGCAGCTGCTTCTGGATTTTCTGTAGTGTATATACCATGTTTTATATTACTACCAGTACCTAGCTTAATCCAAGTACCACCTATATTTTTTTCATACTCGTGTCTCCATGGGTTTTTCATGTTGTTTGGACCTAATGAACCTGCCATTGATTTAGTTAACGGAGAAGGATAATATTTACCGTTGGAATCAATATAATTACCCGGTAAGTGATCCATTGCTTCTCTTGTTTTACTAAGTATATCAGCTGATTTAGAAGATATTGCTGCTCCTGCAAATATTTCTACCTTATATGGGTTTTCTATTGTATAGCTATTGTATTCTTTAGCTCCATCAAATAACAACTCATATAAAATAACACCTACACCAACCATAAAAGATTTACCAAAACCCCTAGCACCAAGCATAAATAGATTTCTAGCTTCATTATCATAAAGAGGTTTACCTTGAGGTTTATCTCTTAACATTCTTATATATGTTGCTGTTTCTATATACTTAAGATCTTTAAGATGCTCAGGTAAGTCTTCATGTTTATATGTTACAAGTCTTCTGTCACAACTAAATTCTTTATCATCTGCAAATCCAGAAAAACCACGAGCCTCTAACCAGTTATAAAAAAACCCCCATTCAATATCTCTAAGGTATGGACGCATTTTCATTTTAGGTGCTGATTTAGGACCCTTTTCGTCTTGGTGTAATATTGTACCAAAGTTTACATAAAAGTATAGGTTACCTGGCATATAGCGCCAGTTGTTAGACTCTATTGTGTAATCTATATCATTATCTATATTTACCTTAATACCTTTTTCATCTAATCCCCAAAAACCTTCAATACATCTTTTTTTATGTAACTTCCAATACCTAAGATACCCAATGCTACTGGGATGTAGCTTGGGCACTCTAGAAATCAAAAAGTTTGATCTATTATTTATAAAAGGAATAGATGGGCTTTTAATTATGTTCATTAGATTTTTTTATTATATTTTTTATAGCTTTATCAAAAGCTTTTCTAGCATTAGGTCCTCCTGAAGAAGAATCTTGATAAATAATATTATATTTACTATATTTAAAATCTAAATCTTTTAATATATTTTTTAAATTTTCTAATGTAAATTTAGAGTAGTCCTTGTTCTGCTGCTGATTCTTGCATTCCTCCTTTTGTTTTTCCTCCATCTGTTTTTTCTTTATCTACCATTTGTTGAACACTATCTAAGTATTCATATATTTTTTTAGTTTCAACTACCATCTTATCAAGTTGTGCAGCTGTACCTTTTGTCAGTTTTGATCTACCACCTACTTCTTCGTATTCATCAAGACTATATTCTGTATTTTTTATAAATTTAGAACGCTCATTCATTTTTTCTATTATGTCAAACAAGTTACGTTCTCCTGGTGTAAGACATCTATTGTAATATTCTTCAATTAAGTCTTCATGATTATCCCATTCTACTTTACAGTAGTCTGTTACAATTAAATTACGTTTATCTTGGTCAGCTAAGTTCTTCCATGGATTATCAGTGTGTGGATCTACCAAAAAAGCAATAGCCCACATGATTTGTGAGCTAGTGTTTTTGTTTTTAGACTTATCTGATTTATTGAACTCTCTAAACTTCTTAATTGTAAGAAATGAAGGGTTTACCAACCAAAAGTTTTCATTAGTATCAAATGTTCTAACTATTGTTGTCATTATACTGTAAATTTACCTTTAACAAACCTACGTGAATCATCAACTAATATATACATATTATCATCAATTTCCATGCTTTTAAATTCAAGTGTTGACAATACCTCATTTGTATTAGTTGGATTTTTTTTATGTACAACAAATTCTTCAAGGTCTAATCTAATTTGATCACCTACTTTAAAATGACAACCTTCTCCTGCTGCTACAATAAATTGATTTTCATCAAATATAGGTTCTTGACTATCTGAAAAGTCTAAATCATTTGTTGCAAAGTATTTATTAGTTGTTACTAAATATGTTGATCTATGTGGTTCAAAGTTTATTTCCAAATCTGTAATGTCTTTTGCTTTAATCATTTTTCTTATTTAATTTATTTATTCGTTTGTAAATTTTTTTATTAAAATAAAACTTACCTAAGTGTTGATGAAAAAAGTTAGTTTTCTCATCGTTTTCTAAATCTTTTTTTTCTATTTTAGATACCATAAATTCATACACACTATCTACTACTTGTTTTATTTCTATATCTCTTCTACTAACTAGTAATCCTATTTTGTGTATAATTTTATCCATCTATAATAAATTCAAATTTTAATTCGTATTTACCATTTTTAACATCTGGTATAAATTTATCTTTTATTTTTCTTTTTTCTATTATACCGGCTTTTCTTAATATAGTAAGACTATTTTGTATAATGTGATCTTCTATGTTTAAATCATTTCTTATTTTTAGTTTTGTTTCATAATCAAATACTGCTTTCCATAAATCGTCTTCATTATTATAGTCATTTTTTAGCATATCATGATGATATAATAACTCTGTTAAAATAGAAACTTGTCTTTTCTTTATTTTATGAAATGGTTGAGTTATTAATAACCATCTTTTAAAAAAATTTCTTTTATTACATGGTATTTTAAATTTTCCATTATTCATCTCTTATTATATTTAATACTTTTTCTACAGCAGGATGTCTGTGATTTTTAGTAAGTTCTGCAACATAACAATATTCAGGTACTTGTTTTAGTTTATTAAGTAATGTTATACAGCTAGAAAGTTTTTGTTTTAAGTCTACTTGTTGTCTACTACCTGAAAATATTAATTTAGATGTTTTACCTAATCTACCTATAATCATTTCCATTTGACTTTTTGTACAGTTTTGAAACTCATCTACTATAACAATAGCATTATCATAACTTACACCCCTAGTAAACGCAATTGGTAATATTCTAATTTCTTCTTTTTCAATATGCTTACTTATTTTATTCTTTTTTACATCTGTTGTTCCATATACGTTTCTTATATTTTCATATATTGGTTGTAAAAAAGGATCTAATTTTTCTGAAATACCACCTGGTAAATAACCAAAATCTTCTGTGGTTACGGTTGGTCTTGTTATAATTATTTGTTTGTAATGTGTATCTTTTCTAAAAAATAAATCAAGTGCAATGTTTACAGCAAGCATTGTTTTACCAGTACCTTCTTTACCTATAATAAAATTTAAAGGCATTTTTAATACAGTATTTTTAATTTCTTTTTGTTCTTGTGTGAGCTTAATATTAAAATTTATTTCTTTTGACATTAGTATCCTATTTTTTTTATAACTGTAAACAGTCTTTTATTTTCGTTTATGAAATTACCTACTATATCATACATTTTATCTTTATCAGTTGTTAACGTTGATACATTTTTAAAAAGTTTTCCATTTAATCCAACTTTAGCATGTAATTCTTCTATAGTGTGTGAATGTATTTTAGTTGGTAAATATACTGTTCTATATCCTATTGGTTCTTCATCCGTATCATTATTATATAAAGGTATATTTACTATTTTAATAACTGTACTATCCATCTATGGCTTTAAAACCATGTTTTTCAAAATATACATATATAGTAGGTAAAGTTGATGTATGGTTTAAGCTATCACAATCACCGCACCATACATTACTTTTGTTATCTTCTATTATATATAAACTTTTACATGCATTGCAAAACTCTACTTGTTCATCGTCGTAATTCATTATTTTGTGTTTATTACTAGTTTTAGGTTCCATAAATTTTTGTTTCTATATATAGTAATATCAGAAGTTCTTTTTGTGTTTTTTGTATTCATTTTATGGTTTTCAGCTAATGTTAAAGTAAGTATTTTATCTAATTCTTTAAATGTTTTATATTTGTATATGTATTGCATTTTCATTTTTATAATTTTTCCATTCTTGTTTTTCCATTAAATCAGGAAATCTATTACCATCATTACAACTTTCTTTTAAATGACTTTTCTTTCTTGGTGGACATCCGCAATATATACATTCATTAGTAATAAGACAATCATCTTTACAAAGATTTAATCTATACAGTACTTGTTCTTTAATATACTTAGGTCTTCCAAATAATTCATTTATATAATATAAAATATTACCTTTAATAAAAGCTCTTACGTTTTTAAATGTTATTTCTTTATTCATCGTTTGTAATTTTTAACATTATAGCTTGTTCATATTCGTCAAACATATTTTCTTTATCAAATTGTCTAACTGTTTTACCAAAGTTGTCAAGAGTTAATTTTAAACCTTCTTTTTTGATTTCATTAGCAAGTTTTACTACGTATTTAATACGCTTTGTAAGTTCACTTGTATGAAATTGCATATCAACTTGAGTTTGTCTACCTTTAGTTCTTTTACTATTATTAAAAAGTCTTTTAGGTATTTTATTACCGTTTTCATCTATTTTACCTCTACGTTGTTGTCTAGCTATCCCCATTTATAATAATTGTATTAGTTGTTAATATTGTTCCAGCTACTGCTATGGCATTTGTAATTGCACACTTAAGTACTAGTGATGGATCGTATATTTTATTTTTAATTATTTCTTCTTTATCATAACAATTTAATATAGACCATGGATCATTAAGTGCTTTGATTAATATTTTGTTATCAATTTTATCAGCTATTTCCATTGCTGTAATACCACCACCTAATATTATACCATCTAGTAAAGCTGACTTACATGCGTTTACTGCATCTTCTAACTTGTCATGTAATTCTCTATATTCTATTTCTGAACCTGCTCCTATGTTAATTATACTAATACCGCATTTAAATTTACTAAGTAATGATAATAGTTGTTCTATTTCATAACCATCAGTAGATTTATCTAATTTAAATTTTAAAAATTTAATTCTTTGGTTTAATTCTTTATTTTCTATATTATCGTTATGGAATATTAACCTATTATTTTTACCACTAAATGTTTTTACAAATCCATAATCTAAACCTTTGTAAAACTGTGTTGTATTTAATACTTTAGTAGCTCCTGTATAAGCTCTAATATTTTCAAGTGTTTCTAATCTACCAGATGAATAACCTGGAGATTTAATAAGTTTAATGTTCCAATGTTGTCTATTACTATATATTATCTTTTGAATGTCATTAGAAAATTCTTCTGCTATAATAATTATATTTTCATTTACATTTTTTATTTCTTGTAAGAAAACACTCATGGATCTTACGTTGTCAATTTTACCATCTATTGTATAAACTCTAGAATATGATAAAGTATCTTCTGTATAATCATACTGAGAATTAAATACATTACCATCTGTTGAATAACCTTCAATAAATTCTGTTGTAGTTACTTTATCTTTTGATTGGTCAAACAATACATCAGCGTCAATATTACTACTAAAAACTTTTAGTATTAGTTCTGATACATTTTTATCACCATTTGTTGATACCATTGCAATATCATAAATGTCATCTATTGTACATTCTCTTTTATATTTATTTATATGATCTATTATTTGAGGTAAACAATCTTCTAGTTCTCTTTTAAGTATAATACCATTAGTATTAGATTTAAATCCTTCTTCTATAATAGTTCTTGCAAACAACATTGAAGTAGTTGTACCATCACCAGCTTGTGTGTTAGTAAGAAGACACGCTTCTTTTAACATTTGTATAGCTTCATTTTCAAACCTATCTTTTGAACTAATTTCTTTTGCTACTGATACACCATCTTTAGTAATAAATCTACTACCATCCGGTTGACTAATAATTACATTATGACCATTTGGACCGTATGTACTAAGAACAGCGTCTGCTATTTTTTTTGTACCTATTAGTAATTTTTCTCTAGCTTCTACGTTGCTTAATATTTTACTCATCTTCTTTTCCAAATATGTCTTCTGTTAGTTCTATAGATATTGTTACTTCTAAATCATTATTACTATACGTATAAATCCCATTGCAAACAATATTTCTAAACTCTTGATCTGATATAAGACCTTCTTTTAATTCACTTCCCATTTCCCTGCCAAGAAAGTCTTCAAAAACTTCCTCAGCTTTTTCACGGGAAGTTACATTTTTAAAGTCTTCAACGGTATCCCAACCATCACTTTTATAATATGTAACTGTATAATTCATTATTCTGTTTTTTTACGTTTAGTGTAATTACGTTTTTTGTTTTTAGGTGCTTTCACAATTTCAACATCTACAACTTCTGTTTCTTTAGATTTTTGTTCTTTTTCAAACTTATCATTCTTTTCTTGAAACGATTTAAACAATTCTCTAAGTTGTTTATTTTCTGATTCAATAATGTTTGCAGTTTTTACAATTTGATTTGCTTCTGTAATTACTGCTTGTTTAACAAAAAACTGATAAAGTCCAAATACTGATGAACTAATAGGTACAAGTGAAGCTAGAAATACTTCAAACCCAATTGAATCTGTGAATACTAATGCTAAACTTCCTAAACTTAATAGTGTTGCTATACCAATAAAAATTGCTTTAGGTTGTTTTAAAAATTCTTTCATTTTTTTTAATTTTAAATTATGTTGTTTTTAATTATAGTACAAAGGTACGATGGATATTTTTAATATGCAAGTAAAATCGTATTTATTTTATATTTAGTTGTTTTAATAGTTTGATTAACTCTGATTTATTTTTAATTTCTCCAAGATATAACCTCTTATTTCTTAATTCATCTAATATGGTATATTCAAAAACAGTACTATATTCATCTCTGTAATAACTAAATACATAATGTTTTAATTTAAATACTTCTATTACTCCATTTGGAAAAGTTGAATATGAGTTATCTTTCCAACCTAAACTTTCTATATCTTCTTTATCTAGGTATTTAACTTTTTCTAATGACATATTAAGTTCATCTAATTTACTATTTCCTCTTTGATCTAACATTGTTTCATAAAAACATGGTAACCAACTATCACATTCTTTATTTAAATGTTCATATTCAAATCCTACATAAAACTCCTCTATACTTGGTGTGTAATATTCACTTTCTTTCATTTTATATTATTTAAGTTTTGTTATTTTTACAAAGTTAGTCATAATATTTGACAATAGCAAGTAAATCTAAGTATATTTTAAAACTTTAACATAATTTGTTATATATACATAGCACTAATAGTTAAATAGGTGATAAATTTTTTTATTTTTTATATTTAGAAAATTATTTATGGAATAGAGATATAGGACTAACAAACAAACCACCCCCATTCTTTTTAACAAAAGGGATATACCCCCTAGTAACTTTATAACATTGTAAACATATGAAAACTTTATTCGTATTATTACTGCTAGCAATAGCAGTACTATATCCAACGACTGAAGATCTAACGATCGTGAAGTCAGAGATAACCACAAACAAACCGTTTGCTGGAACTATTAACAATAACCTTGTGGGTATTGACATCTCATGTGCATACTGGCTAAAACCAGACAGCATAGATGAAGTTACTACCTACAGGGTGACATCACCATTGCTACTTAAGTGGCTTGGTGCAATATATTCAACAGAGGTGCTATAAGGCATCTCTGAACCACTAAACAACAAAATTATGATTGTAAATATAACTGAGGTGTCTTACGATAACCTCAAAATGAAAGGTAATAGTTGTGTAACTTTTAACAATGATAGTGGTGTTCAACGTAAGTTGTCATCTTACTCTCATGGTATATCAGGTATCATAACTGTTGAAATGAATGGTGTAACTTATGTTGCTAAGTTTAATTTCTCATGTATTGGAAATGATGGCTCTATTGAGTATATAACTGATACTCATATTAGTATGAGATTAAGATTAGATTCTTTTATGAAGCTTCAGATTACGTCTTATGCTTTGATTAAAAACATGGCATTATAATATAAGGGGGAAAATCCTCCTTATTTTAATTATTAAAACAAGCAATTATGTGTAACGAAGACTATGAGAACTCACTCTATGAGCGTACTGAGGACATCTATGAAAAGATGTGTAATGATTAAGACAGCATTCAACCTCAACCTAGCACTTATTACATTCTTTGTTGTAAGTGCTTACATCTTTGACCTAACAGCACTGTACGCATGTGCATGTGTATTCCTAATCATACTACCTGCTTGCTCACGCAAGGGGTAGTAGCTTTACGTAAAGAACAAACAAATCAAACCATTCTTTTTAATATCAGGGATTTTCCCTTTACTTCATTGTTCTAGCCAATGTAGTTATAAAACACATATAAGTGACGATACTAGATAGTCACAACACTAAATCACAGTATCATGAGTAAATTAATTGAAATGAAAGCGAGTATCAACATTAACCCTGTTAATGGTGAGAAAACAAAGCAGTTTGTAGGAGAAGGTCGTCTTGTAGGTTCTATCGGAACTAAAGATATGGTTTACACCAATTCAAAAGGTGTTGAGAAAAGCTATCGTCTTGCAACAGCTAAGGTCAACATCAAAGGCTTGGGAGAACGTGCACTATTGTTGCAAGTACACCAATCTAACATTGAAAAAATGGAAGACGGTGTTGAGGGATTTGAATCAGGAGAAAACTACCTTACAACGGTACGTCTTGTAAAAAAGACAGACGGTACAGGTATGACGTTACTAGGTAACATCTCTCATTTAACTGGTTCTGGTTCTGATAACGACGTTAGCGATGATGAACTTGCTGCACTTGGTGAAAACTTTGATGCAGATCAAGCTGAAGAACCTGTAGCAGCAGCAGCTGAAGCAGCACCATCAATTGGCGGTGTTAACTAGTCCACACTAGTACTATCAAGGCTACCCTAACGGGTAGCTTTTTTATTATGTAACACTCTCTGAATGAACAAACTATCTAATGTAGTATGTGAACAACCTGTAGCCTGATTAATCCAATACATGTTGATTTTACTAATACATAAATTAAAGGAATCCCAGAAATCCTAGAAAATAAAAGAAAGGGTAGTAATATATGAAATCATCCGTAAGATAGATGACACACTGTGAAAAGAGTTGTGCTGATATATTATGATAACAAACAGTAAATCTTTAGGAAGTAGCTTGAGTGTGCTGTATTTACTGATGTTTCAGTAATCATGGACAGTCATGACATTGTTGACTTATAAAACAGACCTATATAAAGTCAATTTACACTCACTCAAGCAAAACCTATTGATTTAAATTACATAGCATTAATCCAATTTAATTAAACACAAGATAACAAAACATCAAAGTTGATGTCTAGTTTTTAAATGGTTACACGAGCTAAAAAAAATTGCAGTGCAAAGTAGTGAAATACTACGTTATATTATTATTAATTATTAATTTAAATTTTAACAAATGAAAAAGTTATTTTTTATGTGCTTATTAATGTTTACATTTACTGTAGGTATGAATGCACAACCTGTTTACGATTATAACAAATCTACAACATCGGATACCACAAAAGATGTGGTAAATAATACACCACTAGTATCAGTGGCTGATATTATTATTGATCAATTATCATCTGTAGATGATACTAATACATTTATTACAAATAACATACAACAAGTTAGCTTAGTAGTAGCTAATGATGTTGGTAATATGTTACAACCAACATTTAATGATCTATATCAAAGGTCATGTGTTGAATTTGGTAATATATATAATAGTAATTTACAACACATGAGTCCACTTATTACAAATACAAATACAAATAGTGGATTTATACAAGATTACTATCCTAGTATTAACAATTTAGTAATCATACGTAGTAATAGATAGTAAAATATTAAATAAAAAATCGTCTTCTATTTAATATGGAAAACGATTTTAATGCAGCTATTAACAGTCACAAGCCTGTATAAATGCAGAGTGTTTAACAAATAATAACAATTATGCAAAGAAAACCACCACAACCTTGCAAACCATTCACAGAATGTTGGTGTGAACAAAGACCTAATAATCCAAATTGTAGTGACGTTGGTACAGTACCAATAAATAACATATTATGGATATTCATTTCAATAATAATAATATTAATCATTAAATACAAATAACCATGAACACAATAATAATAACAATAAGTATCATACTATGGATTAGTTATGGTATATTTACATGCTATCAAAGAGTATTAGAAAGTATAGATGATAATGACGGTATAAATACTTTAGCTTTTAGTGATGTAGTAATAATATTAACATTAATAATAATAGCACCTTTATCATTAATATACAGAATTATAATAGGTATATTTAAAATCCCTAGAAAATGGTATTAATAGAAATTAGCGATAACGAACTATCAAAAGGATTAGATCAAGTTGGTAGTTCATTAAATAGTTTATTCATAATATTAGTAATGATAATAATAATTATACTGATAATAAACTATATGATAGAAAAAAAAGAAAAATAATAATAGATTATATTCATTTTGGTTGGTGGTTAATCAGAAAGGGCTAGTAAGAAACCGATTAAAGTTTCCCTAGCCCTTTTATAAATACCCCTTACCCTTCAAATATTATCTTATTAACAAAGACGAATGTAGAGGATGTCAACACTGTTGTAGCTTTTCGTTTTTATATTGCACAAAGCTACAATTAATATTTGACAATTCCTAGTAATTAACAAACTATTTTATATTATTTAACCATAAAATATATGATATAATAATATAGAGTGTATTAAAAAACAATAGAATGAAATCATATACAATAAAAGAGATAGAAACAATGGTAGAAAACATGATGTCACACACTAATAATCTTGAAGATTTACGTGATCATTTAATGTTTGAAGGTGATTTTCCTGACTATGCTAAATAATCTATCATAAAATAATAGAGTGTCTATTATTTAATCATAAACAATTAATAATCAACAACATGAAAATAATGTGGACACTAATAATATTAGGTATAATAATATTTGTACTATCAGATAGAGATTAATATATTATTATATAATATACTCTATGATAAAAAAATATAGTAGTATATCTTAAAAAAATAGAATCAATTAAATAATAATAGAATGATAGATAAAAAAGAAAATCCAATAGTAATAATGGTATTAATTATTTTTACTTTAGTGCTTTTTATAGGTACCGTTACATCATGTTCATCTAAAAAAGCATATTGTCCTAACTATAACTATAGTAAAATAGATAGATTTGTCTCTATAGACGAGTGTAAAGCAATAACATTTTCTAATGATACATTATACAATGTAAATAAAAATGTAGCATCTAAGATAGTTATAGGTAAGGATTATATCATAGATATAAAAGTTAGACATGATACATATTGTAACATAGTTCAAAAAGATTTATTAAATATACATTAATTATGAAATTAATAATAGTTTCTTATTTTATATACAATGGTATATTTAGATGTTTTCCAGAAATAGTAAATTTAAATTTTGATGTAAAAACAAGAATTGATTCTTTTAATAAGAAAAATGAATCTTTTGCAGATAAATATAATTATATATCTAAATCTGCAAAAAACAAAAGAAACAAATACTAAAATAAAACGTTAAACCTATGACGTTGTGATTAAAAATTAAGGCTTTAACAATGTATGGTAGATTGCCGTATGAATTAGCTACCATTAATCACTAAATAAAGATAGAATATAAATTGTAAAATTAAATATTACTCAGGAAGGGTGAGTCAATGGTTTCTCCTTAATTAATAAATTAAGTGATTCAAAAAGGGAAGTGACTTATATTTAAATTTTACATATTACATCTGTCAATTACCTACATTCAACAGGTTGAAAAATGAGTGTAGTTTTTTATTAACTTAAATTATTGATAAATGGAAATAAAATGGGATAACGAATGTAAAAGATGTAGTACGGGATGTACACATGATTATTGTCATGATTGTCAAATGTTAGGACATGACCCCAGTTTAAGTAATTATAACAAGAGAACTGAAACCGACTAGTTCTATAAATATTAGAAGATAGAATATAAATTGTAAAATCATTAATTGTTGTGGCTCATTAGTGGGCTTCCTTGAAATTACATATTAAATCTTATCAAGTGTACCAACTGTATTGTAATATGTTGGTTGTGTATAAAGAGACACTAGTGCGTCACATCACTTTACACTACACTTAGGAGTTTACAGCAAGAGATATTAACGTAATAAATTAGATTAGAATTTATAAAGCCTCTTAATACCTCGCGACCATTTATAATAGTGAAGACGGATGTCTTTTATGAGATTTACCTCTAGCAGCTATTATAGATGGTGCTAAACGCAAAGCGTGAAATCAGTAAAAATTGACTCATAGGTTTAATATAATCCCTAAAGAGGTGTAGTAGTGACTAAATTTAGAATAATATGTACTAAAAAGAAACATACTAAAGGAAGAGCTGCAAGGGGATGAAACCTCGCTTATAAACATTAACTAATGGGCAGTTAGTTTTTTATTAATTAAACAATTTTATATTATGAGTAAACAAGGAAAGATAGATTAACAAAATGTTAACATTAACGGGGCTGACTGGTTTTGACCGCAATGTAAATATTAATAAACAGTAGTGAGTGATCACTTTAAATATTGTAGATGAAATTTCTAAACGGAAATAAAATGAGTACGCAGGAAACTGCACAGGAAATGGCTAACATGAGTGTTGTTCACAACATTCTTAACGGATCTGACGATCTAGTTGCACCAGTTGCAAAAGTTAAGTTAGCAATGGCAGCATAATGCCAACGGTGAAAAAAGCATTGTAGTAGCCATTATGTAGTAACTTATCACAGAATGCTTGATATTCTGGTATGTCCAGATAGACCCGAAGTACATTAGTATAGTGAAGCTGTATGATAAGTTAATTTAATTTAGTATGAGTACCTAATGTAGAAGAAAACTATAAATTGAAAAACTGTATAATTTATTAATAATCAAATTGTTGGGACAGGGGTTCGACTCCCCTCAGCTCCACAGACTTCGCCGTCTAAAAAGCTGTGCCAGCAGGATATCTGGCAAATATAACATCATCCAGAATTTTTAACACTTTTCTAGATTTGGGTAAGGTTATGTATAAAAGTGTACTATATTGCAATTAAATAGAGTCTACAACTGTTTTGTAGGCTCTTATTTTAAAACATAATATAAATGCTTATTAGCTCAGTTAGGTAGAGCACTTGGAAAAGATAACGCTACAAAATATATAGTAAAGAACTTTTTTACTAAAGTTGTTAATCTTTATATTTGTATAGATAATTTCTAAAATTCAGGATGTCACTGGTTCAAATCCAGTATAAGCATTTTTATATTAAAAATTAATTATTAACTTAAATTTTATAACCATGAATCAATCAAATGTAGCCATTCAGGCGTATCAAAGAAAAGAAAGAGTAATTCGAGTATTTAAAATGAAATACATAGGTGATAGACCTACTTGTAAATCAGTAAGAGTTATTGCTAGCACATGTAGATTTAATAGATTAAATAACCGAATGAGAGCTGAATTAGTTTCTGATTTTGCTATATTTAAATAAATTTAAAATCATGTTAGAAATGTATATTATTGGAAGTTGTATAATAATAATAATGATATATAATATTTATTATTATAAAAAGTATATTATACAACCTAAATTAGAAGAAATATTAGCTGGTGGTATATATTCAGTAGTAAAAGTATCAGAAAATAAATATTGTATAGTTAAAAATTTTTCTAAATATCAAGATCATACTGTTGTATTAGGACTTGATAATTATGAATGGTTTAAATGTAAATCAAATATGCTTACGGTAAACACAACTTATGTAAATTATTATGAAGCATTTGATAAAGCAAAAATATTAAATATGAAAAACAAATAAATAAAATTAAATAAACAAAATCTTTAATATCGTTTCACTATGATAGAGACACGGTAGCTGTAACTACAACTTATCATAGCTTAAAGTAGACTCTAACCTTTGGTCTTTAAAACAATTGGTAAAGTGACAATGCAAAACCATAATATCGGGATTTATCTATCTATCCCACTTCTCTAAACAGGTACATACCTGAAAGGTATTATGGTTAAGTATTGTTAATAAGTTTCAGATGGATATTTTAAAACAATTTGATGGTACTCATAAATGCTTTTACTCTGAACCATATACACAAAAAGAGTATTGTTTATAACGGTTGGGCTATGTGTAGTGCCTTAAAAAAATACACTAACTTTTAAATAAAAACTAAAATGAGTAAAGAGACACAAAACAACGAATTAAGTAATAACAAGGCATTACATATAGATAGTTTTAGCAACAGTACTCTCATTTACAATGCAATAAAAGAACAGACTAAAAGGAAAGTAGCTATAAGAAAAGGATGCCCAAACCAACAATGCTTTTGCACTGGTAAATGCCAAGAGATAATTGGATGGCGTGATAAGTTGCCAAATGAGTATTAGTATTGTTGCTAACGCTTGGGCTATGAATTGAAGCCCTAAACACAAAGTTCGATTCACAACAATAACCTTGACAGGGCTTTTATTTATAGCCTGTGTTATAAATTTTACGGAAATTATGCGAGAAAGATTGCTAAACCCTAAAACATTGAACATAGAACTGGAAGCATTGCAAATCACAATTATAGATGGTGTTTCTTATAGAATATTTACTAAAAAATATACTTCTATTGATAACGGTAGTTGCCAATGTTATAAAGATTGTAATTGCAGTAGTAAAAGAGGAACAATAACAAATACAGAAATAACTTGGTATAGAAATATTAAATTTGATAGTACTGATAAATGCTTTTACTCTGAACCATATACACAAAAAGAGTATTCTTTATAATGTAAAGTATAACAATAGTAAAGGATTAATAAACTAAAATTAAATATTATGAAAGAAAGTGAGCCAATGAATTGGACTAAAAGACAAACACAGTATTATGGTGGATTTTTGGCGGTGTTAGGATTGCTAATTGAAATATTTGGAACGACGATAGTTATTGATGTTATACAGTGTTATCAAATCGTTTTTTTATGTTTAGAATAACCAAAGTAGATAAAGGATGGATAGTTGAAATACTTGAATTTAAATACAATTTTTTAGGATTACATTTTTGCCAAGTTTGGAAACCTTATATTAAGACTTCGGGAATGGATGAATGTTGGGGACACCTTACAAAGGACTACGCAATCATGAACCTTATAGACCAAGTTAAAAAAGACACTTAAGGTATAAGGATTGATTTTTAACCGATTAAACAAATAAATATTATGACAACACAAGAAAAATTAAACAATGTATTAGGCTATTTAATAGCAATGTCTTTTGATAAGCCAGAATTAAGTAATGCCTTAGTAG